AGAGATCTTTCACCAGATCTTGGACCCTCTCAGATGAAACGGAAGTTAGATCAGTTGTATTTGAGAATGGGCTTCTAACCATTTCTCTTGCAAAGGTTGTTCCAGATCATCACGCACGTAGGGATTTCGATCTCTAAATAATTTCGCCTGCGTGCCATGCAGTGGCCACTTGACTTCGGTCGGGTGGCCTTTTATAATGTCTACGGAGAAAATTTTTCAAATGAATATCAAACTTGTCGTGCTAAAATCTGGTGAGGATCTCATTGCAGATGTAAAAGAGATCCGAGGTACAGGTGGTAAAGATGTTATTGGATATTGGTTTACCGATCCACTAATTCTTAAAATATTTTCAGAGGATGACCCTCAAGTCCTTAGTGAGGAGACGGGTGAAGAAACTGAGAATGGAACTACGAAAAAATTTGGTTCTAAACTCAGTGTGACTTTCTATCCCTGGGTGCCTCTGTCAGCAGATCGTGAGATCCCTTGTTCTGCTGATTGGGTGGTGACAATCGTTAATCCGCAGGAAAACCTGGTAAAATTGTATGAGGAACGTGTAAATGGAAGACCAGAAGATGATCAAGATTCTTCTGTTATCGACGAATCAGTTGATAATCTCACAGATTGAAGAAGTAGGAGCTGAAATCGGAGATCCGAATTGCAGACTCATCAAACCACACGTCATCGACGGAGACAACATGACTCCATGGATGAGTGAATGCACAACTCAGGATACGATGATGATCTGTTCTGATAAAATATTGACACTTGTTGACCCCAACAAAAAATACTTGAATCTGTATCAGGAAATCCTTAAGTGAATTTTTACACCAACGTACAACTCATCGGTAATCAGTTTCTTGTTCGTGGATATGAAAACGGTAAATATGTGATGAAACGTGAGGAGTGGAAACCCACTCTGTTTGTGCCATCGAAAAGGAAGAGTGAGTATCGCACCCTAGAGGGTGAGTACGTTGAGGCTATTCAACCTGGATTTGTCAGAGACTGTCGTGAGTTCTATGACAAATACAAAGAGGTAGAGAACTTTCGTATCTATGGAAACGAAAGGTATGTGTATCAATACATCTCAGACAACTATCCTCAAGAACATCTAGAGTTTGATATTCGTAAGATCAAACTGTATACGATTGACATTGAGACCAAATCTGAAGAGGGATTTCCTGACGTTGAGAGTGCCAATGAAGAGGTTCTTCTGATCACTCTGCAGGACTTCAATACCAAACAGATCACCACCTGGGGCTTAGGGCCTTTCAATAACAAACAGGACAATGTGAACTATCTGCAGTTTGCGGATGAACACTCCATGTTGTCTGCATTCATCAACTGGTGGATGGAGTACACTCCTGATGTGGTGACAGGGTGGAACTGTGAGTTCTTTGACCTGCCATACCTTGCAGGACGCATCAGTCGCATCCTGGGTGAGAAGTTGATGAAGAGACTGTCTCCGTGGGGTCTGGTGACGCAGACAGAGATGTTTGTGCAGGGTCGCAAGAACCACTGTGTGGACATTGGTGGCGTGTCTATCTTGGACTACATGCGTCTGTATCGGTGGTCTCCTGGTACGCCTAACCAGGAATCATTCCGACTGGATTACATTGCACAACAGGAACTGGGTCAACAGAAACTCGACCACAGTGAGTTTGATACTTTCAAAGACTTCTACACTCATGGGTGGCAGAAGTTTGTTGAATACAACATCATTGACGTGGAATTGGTTGACAGATTGGAGGATAAACTTAAACTGATTGAGTTGGCATTGACTATGGCGTATGACGCCAAGGTGAATTACCAAGACATTTTCTTTCAAGTCCGACTGTGGGACTGCATCATCTATAACTATTTGAAGAGAAAGAACATTGTCATTCCTCCTAAGGAAAGATCTGATAAGGACTCTAAGTATGCGGGGGCGTATGTCAAGGAACCGATTCCAGGAAAGTATGATTGGGTGGTTAGTTTTGACCTTAATAGTCTGTATCCCCATCTTATTATGCAGTACAATATCTCACCAGAGACCTTACAAGATACTCGACACCCTTCGGCCACCGTCGATAAGATACTGAATGAGAAGTTGACATTTGAGATGCACAAAGACTTTGCAGTCTGTGCTAACGGTGCGATGTATCGGAAAGACGAACAGGGATTTCTTCCTGAGTTAATGCAACAGTATTACAATGAACGTGTCATCTTCAAAAAGAGGATGATTGATGCCAAGAAGAAAAATGAAAAAACCCCTTCAGTCGCGTTACAAAAAGAGATCGCTCGTTGTAACAATATCCAAATGGCTAAAAAGATCTCGCTCAACTCTGCATACGGTGCCATTGGTAATCAGTATTTTAGGTACTACAAACTGGCCAATGCGGAGGCGATTACGCTTTCTGGTCAAGTTTCTATCCGTTGGATTGAGAATAAGATGAATGGATATCTAAATAAACTGTTGCAAACAACTGACGAGGATTACGTAATTGCATCAGACACCGATTCAATTTATCTTAATCTCGGACCTCTTGTTGATAAATTTTTTGCTAATAAGTCTGACGATAAAGCAGCAATTGTTTCCCTACTTAACAAGATCTGCGAAGAAAAGTTTGAACCGTTTATCGACAAGAGTTACCAGAATCTTGCGTCATATGTAAATGCCTATGATCAGAAGATGTTCATGAAGAGAGAGAACATCGCTGACCGTGGTATCTGGACTGCGAAGAAACGATATATCTTGAATGTGTGGGACAGTGAGGGCGTGCGTTATGCAGAACCCAAACTGAAGATCATGGGTATTGAGGCTGTGAAGTCTTCGACTCCTGCACCTTGCAGGAAGATGATTAAGGATGTTCTGAAATTGATGATGGTATCGACTGAGGACGATGTGATTGAGTTCATTGAGAACTCCAGGAGAGAGTTTAAGAAACTTACACCAGAAGACATCTCTTTCCCACGCACTGTGACTAGTGTCGATAAGTATCGCAGTGTGAATGCCATCTATGAAAAGGGAACACCGATTCATGCACGAGGAGCACTTCTTTATAATCACTACATAAAGAAAAACAATCTCACTCAGAAATATTCCTTGATCGGTAATGGTGAGAAGATCAAGTTCTGTTATCTGAAGAAACCAAATCCGATTCAGGAGAACATCATCTCCTTTATTCAACAGTTTCCCAATGAGTTGGAACTTGACAAATATGTGGATTATGACTTACAGTTTGAGAAAAGTTTTCTCGAACCCTTGAAGATTATTTTGGACTCCATCGGATGGAAAGCCGAAAAAACTGCAAACCTTGAATCATTTTTTATCTAATGGATTTTCTTAAAGACGTAGTAAAAGAAATTGGCGATGAATACACACAACTCGCCTCAGATATCGATGACACTGAAACTTATGTTGACACGGGTTCGTACATTTTTAACGGACTTGTTTCAGGGTCTATATTTGGTGGTGTATCTGGGAATAAGATTACTGCCATTGCTGGTGAGTCTAGCACTGGAAAAACTTTTTTCTCCCTTGCTGTCGTCAAGAACTTCCTTGATACTAATCCTGACGGGTATTGTCTATATTTTGACACTGAAGCCGCTGTTAACAAATCTCTTCTCGCAGATCGGGGCATCGATCTGGAACGTGTCGTAGTTGTAAACGTTGTTACAATTGAAGAGTTTAGATCCAAAGCTTTGAAGGCTGTGGATATATACTTAAAAACTCCTGAGGATTCTCGCAAACCCTGTATGTTTGTGTTAGACTCTTTGGGAATGCTCTCGACAGAGAAGGAGATTACTGACGCACTTAACAACAAACAAGTTCGTGACATGACCAAATCACAACTTGTCAAAGGTGCGTTCCGTATGTTGACTTTGAAGTTGGGACAGGCTAACATCCCAATGATCGTTACCAACCACACCTATGATGTCATCGGCGCTTATGTCCCTACAAAGGAAATGGGAGGAGGCAGTGGTCTCAAGTATGCAGCAAGTTCAATCATCTATCTCTCAAAGAAGAAAGAAAAAGATGGTACAGAAGTCGTCGGAAATCTTATCAAGGCTAAGACTGCTAAGTCGCGTCTGAGTAAGGAGAACAAAGATGTTACGGTGCGTCTGTATTACGATGAGCGTGGTCTTGATCGATATTATGGTCTTCTTGAACTCGGTGAACTGGGTGGTCTCTGGAAAAACGTGGCAGGTCGTTATGAGATAGATGGTAAGAAGGTTTATGCGAAAGCCATCTACAAAGAACCAGAACAATACTTCACCCCTGAGGTAATGGAACAACTTGATGAAATCGCAAGGAAAGAATTTTCGTACGGCGAGTGAATTTTAAATGGAAAGAATTGAAAACATTGTCCTGAGGAACCTTGTTTTTCGGGAGGAATACATGCGGAAAGTTCTTCCATTCATTGAACCTGAATATTTCAATGCCAGGGAAGAACGCATCATCTTTGAACAGATTGCAAAGTATGCTGCAGATTATGACAACTTGGTGACTCAGGAGATTCTTTCCATTGAGATTGAGAATCGCAATGACATTACTGAAGAAGAATCTGTCAACATCAATAAGATCATTAATTCTCTTGAGAATGTAGATGCAGACTTTGATTGGTTGAGTGATACCACTGAGAAGTGGTGTCGTGATCGTGCGATCTATCTTGCACTGATGGAGTCTATTGGTATTGCAAACGATGAGGATCAGAAAAAAACCAGAGATGCTATCCCAGACATTCTCTCAAAAGCCTTGGCGGTTTCTTTCAACCGTCATGTTGGACACGACTACCTAGAAGACTACGAACAACGCTATGAACTCTATCATCGCAAGGAAGATAAGATTGAATTCGACCTTGAGTATCTCAACAAAATCACGAAAGGTGGTATACCTCGCAAGACTCTTAATGTCGCGCTTGCTGGTACGGGTGTCGGCAAGTCTCTATTCATGTGCCACTTCGCTAGCTCCGTGTTGCTCCAAGGACGGAACGTTCTGTACATTACAATGGAAATGGCAGAAGAGAAGATTGCTGAACGAATTGACGCAAACCTATTGAATGTAAATATTCAAGAGATCGTTGATCTACCCAAACAAATATTTGAATCAAAGGTATCAAACCTTTCATCCAAAACTCAGGGTACATTGATCATCAAAGAATATCCTACCGCTTCCGCTCATGCTGGACACTTTAGGGCACTTCTTAGTGAACTTGCACTTAAGAAATCATTTAGACCTGATATTATTTTCGTTGATTACCTTAATATATGTGCTTCCTCTAGGTATCGCGGAAACAGCACTGTCAATTCATATTCGTATATTAAGGCTATTGCAGAGGAACTTAGAGGGTTGGCTGTTGAAGCAAACGTCCCTATCGTATCTGCCACGCAGACCACTCGTTCTGGTTATGGTAGCTCTGATGTTGAGCTTACTGACACTAGTGAGTCCTTTGGTCTCCCTGCTACTGCTGATCTTATGTTTGCCCTTATTTCTACTGAGGAACTTGAACAACTTGGTCAGATAATGGTGAAACAATTGAAGAACCGATACAATGATCTCAACATGAATAAGAGATTTGTGATTGGTGTTGATCGTGCCAAGATGCGACTCTATGATTGCGAACAGTCTGCACAGGAAGACTTGCTTGACAGTGGACAGGATGAAGAGTATAATTACGAAGAAAAGAAAACTACCAAAAAATTTGAAGGTTTTAAGTTCTGATGACTAATAGTATTGATTTCAAACGATATGAAAAGTTTGTTGATGCAGTCACCTCTGATGAATCGACAGACTTCCTTGCACTTTCTGACCGTCTGGTTGAACTTGATCGCAAGGGTGCAAACATCGAACGTCTTCTGACTGCAGGTGTTGGTATCAATGCTGAGGGTGGTGAGTTTCTTGAGATTGTCAAGAAGATGATCTTTCAGGGCAAACCGTTCGATGCACACAACAAAGAACACATGATCATCGAACTGGGTGATCTGATGTGGTATGTTGCACAAGCTTGCATGGCACTTGAAATTGATTTTGAAGATGTTATTTCACGTAACGTACAGAAACTTGAGAAACGTTACCCTGGTGGTAAGTTTGACATTTACTATTCTGAAAACCGCGCTGAGGATGACCTGTGATTACTATTGAAATGGATGTGCAGACTGCAGCAGCAGTTCGTCAAGCTTTGTACGCCGAACAAGATAGGTATACTTATGATCCGAAATGTGTTCCTCCACGAATTTCTAACATTCGTACAGTGATCACTGATCTTGATGATCTAATTGAAAAAGAACTTGACCTTGAGGTAGAAGATGAAACTCCTAACACTTGAAGATTACGAAAAAGCAGGCGAGTCATTTTGGCCTAAGTATTGGTATGTTGCCAAAGAACTTGGTGAAAATGCCACAGCAGAAGACATTCTGAAAGTTCTTGAGTCTATTGGTACGGTTGCACTGAGACTGAAGATGGAAGAAAAGGAAGGTCCATTTGGATTCAATAAAAAAGAAGAAGACTGATCTCACCCCTTCTAAATAAGGTATAAAAAGAGATCGGAGAATGGCATACGAACCCTCTGAAGGATTGTATGCAGGAGCATCATTCCTGTCTACAAGTGAAATGAACAAAGCAGGACAAGATCCTGCTGCTTTTGATTCGTTATATGAAAAAATACTATCAAATTTAGAGAGTGGTAATGTACTCGATGCGGCAGGAAATGCCACAAAAAAGGGTATGATTGCTGCAATCCAAATTCCAAATGAAGCAGCAAAGAGAAAAGTTTATGCTGATATGGCAGCAGCAGTTTCTGCTGTATTAGGTACAAGAAGTAAAGTCAATCCTGGTATACCGGCAAAAGTTTATCTTACTGGTAACAAATGGCATCCTGATGTGGAGAGATTTAAGATCAATGCATATGGCATGGCAGATTACAACTCTTCCGATGTTATTTTGTTGTATCCTCCAAGAACATATGTTGGTATATCCTTGAAAAAGAAACCAACAGCAGCAGCGGCAAGTCCTACCCTAATTAACAATGCTTTTTCAAAGTTTATTGAGGGCCCACAATTTAAATCAGTGCGTGATAAATTAAACGATCATCGTATTAAGTTCTTTGCTAGTGTAATTAAAGATGCGTGTCAACCAGGTGGACCATTAGAGAATATTGCCCTTGCAAAAAGAGAGATTAGATATTACAATCCCAATAATAAACCTGATGCTCGTGCATTATGGGATATGAAAGTTGAGAGGATAAAAAATGGTAAACCGCAAGCAGTTGCACTCATTAATTTAAAAGGGGAGAGTGATTTAGGAAGAGATGGTATAATACAGAAGAGTGGAAGAGAACCATCACAACAAAGTTTCAGAAACTATGTTAACCAAAGACTGCAAAGTACAGGTGGTGCATTAAATCCTTTGTATCAAGGATTCTTGGATATTATGAATCAACCTCAGGTTGCTAACACTCTTGCAGACGCATTATTGACGAGAGTTCTTAAGTTAAATCTTTTAGATGAACTAAATACATGGAAACAAGCAGATTTTGGTTTCTATTTAACAGAAGGTGTTGGTAGTGTTGATGGTTCTTTGAAACCTAATATAGGAAGTGCTAATGTGGTAGACATTCATAGTGTTATGATGACAATGGCATCATTGTCTAAACAATCTGCAAGTATGCAATTAGATAGGAAAAAGACATTTGCAAGAGATGCTGCTAAAGTGTTCTTTACATTATATAAAGGATCATTGCCAATTCTTGATATTGAGCTAAGATATAAAGGATCATTTACTGCTTACCCACAATTTTTTGCAGGCATTACACCACAATTTAAGAAATTATTGAAAGATGGAAAGTTCTGAATGAACACTTACATCAAACAACTCAAGTTCTATGTGGAGGCTGACAAAGCGGCATACGCATCATGGCATACCAGACCATCCGTAGTATACTAAAGGTATGAAAAACACACACCTGGAACACCTAGAAGACAACATCATGAATGATGGGTCACGGGGTGGACGTGAGGCGATTGCATTTCTCCGATCACTTGGTGACATGTTGGATCAGGGTGCAGAGGATACTCGCGTGACCGTGAAGTGGGATGGTGCTCCTGCAGTTATCTGTGGTATCGATCCACAAAAGGGTGACTTCTTTGTTGGTACAAAGTCTGTGTTCAACAAAGTGAACCCTAAGATCTGTTACTCTGAACAGGATGTGGATAAGATCTATCCACCTGGACAACTTGCAGAGAAACTCAAAGCGTCATATCGATATCTTTCCAAACTTCCTATCCGTGGGGTAGTGCAGGGTGATCTCCTGTTCACTGATGATAAGTATGTTGCAACCATCGGTGGTGATCGTTGCATTGCTTTCACACCGAATACCATCACCTATGCAGTGCCTGTAAAGAGTCCTTTGGGGCAGACGATTCAGACTGCTAAGTTGGGTATCGTATTTCACACCACATACTCTGGTAGTACTCTGGACACAATGGCTGCATCTTTTGGTGCGAATGTCCCTGGTGATGCGGATGTGTTCGTTGCATCTGCAGAGTTCTCCAATGCGTCTGGTGAAGCCAACATGACTGTCACAGACAAGGCTAGGTACAACGCACTCATCAATCGTGCAGAGGGTTCTCTTCGACAATCCTCCAAGTTCTTGGATCTGATGAAGGGGAACGATAAGTTCTCTCTCAACTACATGTTCAAGATTTTTTTCAATCGTTATGTCCGTGAGGGTAAGTCTGGAATGACTGTCCGCAATACTGCGATGGACTTCGCGAAGTATTTCAGTGATGCCCTTGACAAAGAGATTGCATCAAAGAAGACAAAAAAGACACAAGATAAATACTTACAAATCAAGACCAATGGTCTTCGATTCATTTCTGCAAATTCAAATTCAATTTATATGACAGTTGCGTCGTATTACAATTTGCAGGCAGCGAAACAGTTTATGATTAACAAGTTGCAAAAGGTAAATACTTTTGGCACTTTTCTCAGGACTGACGATGGTTACAGAGTCACTGCACCTGAGGGTTTTGTTGCAATTCGTTCTGGAAGAGCTTTAAAACTAGTAGATAGACTTGAGTTCAGTAGAGCCAACTTCACCGCAGCAAAGAACTGGGATAAACCATGAAGAGTTTTAGTAAATTTATTCTTGAGGTTGTCACACAGGCATCCGATCAGGCCAAGAAGATGGGTCTGCAGAGTGATGGTCATGGCGATTATTATGACAAGAGAGGTAAGTTAGTTGCCAAGACTGTCAATGGCAAACTGAAGTTCTTTGGTGCCAGTCGTCCACCCACTCCTGATGAAAGGAGTGCGATGGCTGCACAACAACAGGCAGATGCAGAAGCCAAAGAGAAGGCAGAACGCGAAGAAGTCCGTAAGAGAGAGGGTGATCCTGCAGATCTGACAGTTGCGTTTGGTCGTTTCAATCCTCCTACGGTTGGACATGAGAAACTTCTGAACCGTGTGAAGAGTGCTGCAGGTAAGGGTGAGTATTTGATTTATCCTTCACGGTCAAACGATCCGAAGAAGAACCCTCTGGATCCCAAGACCAAGATCTCTTACATGCAAGCCATGTTCCCTGGCCATGCAGAGAACATCGTTGATGACCCAAGTGCAAAGACCATCTTTGATGTTCTCAAGGGTGCCAGTGGTCGTGGTGCCAGAAGTATTAACATCGTTGTTGGTGCAGACAGACTCAAAGAGTTTGAGAACCTGGCAAACAAATACAACGGTGACCTGTATGACTTCGATCGCATTCGTGTGATTTCTGCAGGTGAGAGAGATGCAGAGTCTGAAGGTGTGGAAGGAATGTCCGCATCCAAACTGCGTGCTGCTGCAGTCAAGGGTGACTTTGAAACCTTCCGTAAAGGTGTACCCAAAGCTCTGGGTGATGAAGGAACTGAAAAACTTTATGGCACCATCCGTAAGAGTATGGGTGTCAAAGAGAAGGAAGTTCAGAAGGAGATGTGGAAGATCGCTCCTAAGTTTGATTGGAAGAACCTGAGAGAGAACTATGTGAATGGTAATCTCTTCCGCATGGGTGACATCATTGAGAACGATAATACTGGATTGGTTGGAAAGATTATTCGTCGTGGTGCAAACTACATCATCGCGGTGACTGAAGACAACATGATGTTCAAGTCTTGGATTAAGGACATCGCTGAGAAGTTCACAGATGTGTCTGGTGTACCCCCAGATCAACGTTTGATTGGTACTGACGCACACCGTGAATATGTTCAGCGTCTTGCACACAATCCAGTTATCATTAATTTTATAAATAAATCTAGGAAAAAACGTGCAAAGAGAAATGTTTCCAACTGATAGTTCAAGTAAATTTGACAAGTCGTTAATGGATGCGTACTCCTCCATTCACGAGGGTGCTAGAAAAGGTCACGCTGCTGGTGACTCTGACGTAGAGAAACAAGCCTCTCAGTTGGCTTCTGACGTTCGTTACAAGGCAAAGGGTAAGGTAAAACCTGGTGCAAGTAAGGAACAGATGTTTAAGGTTTATATGTCTGTTCTTGCAAGTTCTCCTGCACCTGCAATTGTTAAAACTATGGCTAAAAAGAAACTTCTTGGTGAAGGCACCATGGACATCAGGGGATTTGAGATTCCTAAGTCCGAACGTGAAGCTGCTGCAAAGAGAATCAAAGATAAGACCAAGAAGAAAATGGCTGAGGGTGTTCGTGACGAAGATCCTGAAGAGGGTACTAAGAAGAGAAAGGAACGTCTTGAGAAGAAACGTGGTATGAAACTGGATGATCATCCTCAGTATAGGAAAGAGGAAGTTGAAAATGTTGATGAGATGATTGATCCTAAGGGTGCTGCCCGTATGGATGCTGCAAAGAAAAAAAAGAAGGTTGATGTCTTTGCTTATGACAGAAAACTTCAAGCACAAGGAAAACTTAAAGGTAAAAAACTTCCTCCCGCTCCAACTAATGAGGCACTTGATCCTGTAGGTCAGGAAGATGGTGATGTCAATAATGACGGTAAGAAGGATGGCACTGATAAGTATCTGATGAAGCGTCGTGGTGCTATCAAGAAAGCTATCGCCAAGAGACGTGAGAAGAGTGGTAAGAAAGTAAGTGAGGGATACTCCAGTTGGAGAATGGATCTCAATTACTTTGAGGAAGAGGGAAAAAAGTAAACGGGGCATCGCCTAAATCACCTCACTGTGTGGTGATGCCCCCTAAGGACGATGATGATCCTGCATCGACCAAAGAGGTAGTTACTAAGAAACAAAAACAACTTCTCAATCGTGAGGAGTTGAACCTCGCTGCGATTGCAGAAGCCTTTGGTGGTCTTCTGTTAGAAGCACCTGCTAAGAAAGGATCTGGTAAAGGTTCTGATCTACCATTCAAAGAACCAGAACCAGATCCAGTATCTAAGAAAGATGCGAAAAAACTTCAGAGGATGACCAGAGCCTCTGGACCTGCAGCTGAAAGAATTCAGAGAGGACTTGAATCACAAGAGAAGTTAAGTAAGACAAGAAAAACACGTTCTTCTGCACAAACTTCAAAATATCAGTTTGATCCAAAGACTGGAGCACCTACCAGAAAGAGTGTAGAGACTTACGCAACTAGACTTACAACTAGAGGTTATGGTGATGCAGGATATGATCCTTCGAAGAGAGGTGTATCCGATCCTGCTGGACAAGCTAAAGGTGTAAGAGATACTTTTGCAGCTGCTGATAGAGGTGATGCAAAAGCAAAACAACAAGTTCAGAAATGGACAGACGCTTTAACTAAAAAACATGGTCCATCCGCTGGGGTAACAGAACCTCGGGGTGGACAAAGAATCAGAAGTAGAGTTACTGGTCAAACTAGACGGACTAGAACTTCTGCCGACAGAGGTCTTCGTGACATGCAGGGTAGAAAAGGTCAAGCACCTTTAGATCCTGAATTGCAAAGAGCTGCATCGCGTCGTGCAGGTCAAGTTCCAGACGAACCAACAGTTGGTAAACCAACGGTTAAAAAAGGTGAAGCTGCTAGAACCAGAGCAAGGGGTCAAGCACAAGCACAAGGTGCTGGAAGACCTGGACGTGGTTCAAGTGGTAGAACTGGTCGTCAGATTTTGAGATCTCTTATTGGTAGAGAAGCTGATATTGAAAGAATCAAGTCTGAAATTGATGCTAAGGAGAAGAGACAGGCTGAAAGAAGAAAAGCCGGTCAAGTAAAGAGACAACAAACTCTGGTTAGAAAAGACACTGCAACCAGAATAGGTGCTCAGGACACTCCTAAAGTTCGTAGCACACCAAAGGTCGGTGGTCCTGTAGGTGGATATAGAGCCCCTGCACAACCCACACCTGGTAATGTTGCAAGACAAATGCAGGTTCCTAAAGGTGAGATGACCAGACTCAGAGCAAAAACCACTCCTAGCGGCCAACCTAGAGGTGCTAGTGGTGGTGATGCTGGTGCTAGAGCAAGAACAAGGTTAGCAATAAAACGAGCAACTGCAGGAAGCGATGCAGCCGCTAGACGTGTTGCATCCACCGCCAAACCCACACCCACGCCAACACCAACACCAACACCTACGCCAACACCTAAACCAACACCTACGCCAACACCTAAACCAACACCTGTTGTAACTAGATCGGTTGGACAATCAGTAGCAGGTGAGCCAGTGCCTTCTTATTCCCCTCCACCAAGAACTGAGAGACCAAAGATTCTTGATGCAACTGATCGTTTTAATGATCGATTTGCAGCTGCCGCTGCCGATGATCTTAAGAAATCTGGGCTTGGTGCTGACTTAGGTGCAGATGAGTTACTTGATAAAATTAATCAAGGTAGAAAATCAAAACCAACACCAACACCAACACCTACGCCAAAACCAAAACTGCCTCAGTGGATGCAAGACTTCCGAAGAGGAGCTGAAAGGGCTCGCAAAAAGATTCCTTCAGTTGCTAAAATTCTTCCTGGTGTTCAAAAAGCTGCGATAGCTGCTGACATAGGTGCTGTTGTTGGAGGGGGAGTAGGTGAAATACGAAGAGCTCAAATTGACAGAAAACTTAAAAAATTACCAACAACAAAAACGAAAACTGGCACAACGATCACTTACGTTCCTCCAGACAAAGATGGTAACTTCAATGCCCGCATGTATCCTGATGCAATCAAACAACTAACAAAGGCACAGTTGGATGCACTGACTCCAGCACAAAAATACATGACTCAAGCTCAATATGATAAATCAATTGCTGGGACTGATCTGGCAATAAAGACGGAGCCAAAGACAGAACCGGCGACAGTAAAGGCACCTCCAAAACCAAAAGGTTCAGTGACAACAGCTGATCCGAATAATCAAACTGGAGTAAATCCAGACGCTGCTGCAGCCACTGCCGCTGCTTTGGCTGCAGCGAATCAGGTTAATCGTCGTGGAAGAAAAACTACCCGCAAAACTCCTGGAGGTGGTAGATTACCTGGTATTGGACTGCCTGGTTATCGCGGAAAAATTGGTAGGAGATCGAATCCACAATAAGGATTCCTATATAGGAAGGAGTTGCTTTTAAAATCATGTTTTCATTCCTCCTTCCCCTCGCATCAAAAATCATTACAGATGCAGTAGCCAAGATTCCTGAAAATGAGGAACTTGGAGAGAAACTAATCGATATTTGTCTGGTCATTCTCGGTAAAGCCGTCAAACTGACTAAGACTGATATGGATGACAAACTTCTTGAAACTGTTGCAGCTGCAATTAGAAATAGAGAAGAGTGATTATAGAGGAGACTCACGTCTCCTTTTTTTATAAATATGTTTATACAAGGAATTTTATAGGCAAAGTAAAATGGCTCTTTGGTCGAATACAGACGCGGTTCCAGGTCTTGCGACCGCTAGATATACAGTTGGAACCAGTGTTGCAGACAACGGAACTATGACCGTGACTGCGGTTGGAAGTTCTTTTGGTATCGATACTTGTGCTCAAGTTGGTGACGTAATTCGTTTCGGTGCCGACGATAGAGGTGCCACAGGTGCAGGTCACACGTATTTCGGTGATGCAGTTATCGTTGCAGTTGCTAGTAGTTCTAGTTGCACCATCGGTTCTACTGATGGTCTGAGTGCTGTTGGTTTTACCACCTCTGCAAGATTCAGCAGACTGCCTAAGTCCACGGTTCTTGATTCCAGTCTGGGTGTAAACGCAGACTCCTCCGTCGATAATGTGGTCTACGGTATCTCCACTACTTCTACTTCTACCTATTCTATTCCTCACCAGGGATGGGTCGGTGTTACAACTTACATCGATAACCACGGTACACTGAGAGTGAAGAGTGAAGTTCTCGTTGCAATGTCTGGTATCTCCACGGATCTGGATGCAGTCAGCAGTACACCTTCCATCAGCTTCCCAACAGATAAAGGACGTTCTTGATAATATGGTATGAGATTTGATGCGCTGAATGAAAACAACTACATGATGTTTGCGATCAAACATTATGATAACCCTCAAGCCGTAACCCAAGAAGATTTTTACGAGGACTTAAAAAAGTTCAAGTATATCAAACGTCTATTAAAGAGATATATTAAAACAGGTGAGCTCAAAACTCACCTGTTGTTAAATCATTTTATCTGTCTATACAATGTCTTTGGTGATGCAGCAACACCGTTGTTGTTTTATAAAATCGATAGAGATCTTTGGTCTGTATTGAAAACATTCCTTTTGTTCCTACAGAGAATACCAGAGTATCCCAAGACGAGTGTAAGTGATATCCCTGTAGACATACACTGTTTAGATCAACTCAATAAGGTATAATGGACTCAAGACTATCCAAAGTCATCGACATGATTCGTTCCCGCCGTGGGGACTTACAGGAGTCTCCTACGATGTCTGCGGGTGCAGGTGGGTTCACTGGTTCTGCAGCTGCCACTGGTCCAGTTGCGGGATATGATCCAGTGTTGAACATCATTGATAGAAGAAAGAAGAAAAATAAAAACTATCCAAAGGGATATGTGTCCATGTACCGTGCCTTGATGAAGGGTAAGAACATTTACAACGCAGTCAAAAATGTCTGATGAAGTACAGGTTGCAGTGTTGACACAAAAGATGGTGGACTTTGAACGCCTTGTCCTCAAACTTGATGAAACCATCATCAAGATGAGTGAGGTAAATACTAATGTGTCGCGTGTGCTTGGAATTCATGAGGAGCGAATATCCCAACAGGAAAAGATTGACGAAGTTTTATTTGACAAGATTGATAAGTTACGCGATAAAATTGACGACGACCATAACCAACTCCTTGCAAGGATCAACTTTATAGAGAGAAAGGTCTGGATGGCCATCGGTGCGATCACCGTGTTGTCCCTTGCGATCAATGGAAATACGAACGGATTTTTAAAAAAGATGTTGTCAGGAACTCAAACAGCTGATAGAATAGAACAAGTTCAACCTCTTGTTCGTGAGTTATCTTGATAGTAAGTATATTGGACTCATCTCACCCCGACTAGAGAAGTTCAAGAAAGTTCGGGAGGGTCTGTATAACTTCAGGTGTCCATACTGTGGTGACTCTTCGCGGAACAAAAATAAGACTAGGGGCTACATCTACAGGTCGAAGAACGACTACAACTTCAAGTGCCACAATTGTGGAATGTCCCGTTCGTTTACATATTTTCTGAAGGACAGAGATCGCCCTCTGTACGATCAATATGTCATGGAAAGATACAGTGAGGGTCTCACTGGGAAGGGAAGTGTTACTCCTGAACCAGAATTCAAGTTTGAAACTCCGAAGTTTAGAGACAAAGATATTTGTGATGAACTGGAGAAGATATCCGATCTAAATACTACGCATCCAGCAAGACGATATCTTGTTGAACGTGGAATCCCAGAAGATCATCTTAAGAGACTCTATTATTGTCCCAACTTCAAAGAGTGGACAAACAAACACAAGAAGACCTTCAAAGATACGCAACATGATGATGCAAGAATCATCATCCCACTACGAGGAACCGATGGTAAGTTGTTTGGTTATCAAGGAAGATCTCTTGATCCAAAGACGCAACTGCGGTACATTACCGTCATGCTTCAGGATCAACAGAAAATATATGGATTGGACCAGGTAGATGAAACCAAACAAGTCTTTGTCGTCGAAGGACCCTTTGACTCCCATTTCCTTGGAAATGCTGTTGCTATGTGTGGTAGCGATGTTGACCTGCGCTCTCTGGATTATCAGTTCGTATTCGTCTTCGACAACGAACCGAGAAACAAACAGATCGTCGATAGAATTCACAACACCATAGATAAAGGTTACAAGGTAGTCATCTTCCCAAAGGAGGTCAAACAAAAAGATTTGAATGACATGGTTCTCGCTGGAATCAATGTGCAAGATGTGGTAGAATGTAACATCTACTCAGGGCTAACTGCAAAACTCAAGTTTAACGATTGGAAGAAAGTATGACAAACGGTATCAAGGTAAAGAAGCGCAACGGTTCAATTGAGTCACTGGACCTAGAAAAGATGCATAAGATGGTGGATGAAGCCTGTAAAGACCTTGCAGGTGTGTCTGCTTCCCAGGTTGAAATGCAGTCTGGTATTCAGTTTTATGATGGTGTTACTACTGGAGAAATTCAAGAGATTCTGATTCGGTCTGCGAGTGACCTGATCAGTCTTGACAATCCCAACTATCAGTTTGTCGCAGCTCGACTTCTTCTCTTCTCATTGCGGAAGAGTCTGTTCGGTCGTATGCATGAGACTCCTAAGTTCTTTGATCATATTACAAAGTGTGTCAAACTTGGTGTCTATGATAAAGAAATTCTGGATAACTATACAGAAGAAGAAATTGCAACAGTTGAAAGATTCATTGATCATGAACGTGATTATCTGTTCACCTATGCTGGTCTGCGTCAAGTCGTAGACAAGTATCTGGTACAGGATCGCAGCACTGGGAAGGTATATGAATCTCCTCAGTTTGCCTACATGATGATTGCTCTCACAATTTTCGCAAGGTATCCAAAGGAGACTCGTATCGATTATGTCAGAAGATACTACAACGCAATCTCAAAACACAAAATCAACATTCCCACACCTATCATGGCGGGAGTGCGAACTCCACTTCGACAATTTGCTAGCTGTGTTCTTGTTGATGTTGATGACACCCTCGATTCTATCTTTAGCTCTGATATGGCTATTGGTAGATACGTTGCACAAAGGGCGGGCATCGGTATCAACGCAGGTGCAATCCGCGGCATCAACAGTAAAATCCGAGACGGAGAGGTTCAACACACAGGTGTGGTCCCCTTCCTCAAAAAGTTTGAATCAACTGTCCGATGCTGCACACAAAACGGCATCAGAGGTGGGTCAGCGACTGTCCACTTTCCTATCTGGCATCAGGAAATCGAAGACATCATCGTTCTGAAGAATAACAAAGGAACAGAAGACAACCGTGTCAGAAAACTCGACTACTCCATCCAAATCTCCAAACTCTTCTACGAACGGTTCATCCAGAATGGAGAGATCTCACTGTTCTCCCCTCACGATGTTCCAGGTCTTTTTGATGCTTTCGGTACTGATCGATTTGATGATCTCTATACAGGTTATGAATCTGATGAATCGATTCCAAAAAAGGTTGTCAATGCTCAAGAACTTATTCTCTCACTCCTGAAAGAAAGGGCAGAGACAGGTCGTATCTACATTATGAATATTGACCACTGCAATTCACACTCTTCCTTCAAAGACAAGGTGAATATGAGTAATTTGTGTCAGGAGATTACTCTGCCTACCAAACCACTTCAACACATTGATGATCCTGAGTCTGAGATTGCTCTGTGCATTCTCTCTGCTGTCAATGTCGGAAAGATTAAACAGCTGGATGATTTGAAAGAACTCTGTGACCTGTCTGTACGGGGTCTGGAGGAGTTGATTGACTATCAGGGATACCCAGTCACGGCCGCATTGAATTCGACCATCAATCGTCGTTCTCTTGGTGTAGGATACATCGGTCTTGCACATTACCTCGCCAAGAATGGAGTTCAGTACAGTGACTCAGAATCTTGGAAACTTGTTCATGATCTGACTGAAGCTTTCCAATACTACCTTCTGGTGTCTTCTAATGAAATCGCCAAGGAGAAAGGTGCATGTGGATTCTTCAGTCGCACTAAGTATGCAGATGGTATTCTCCCCATCGACACTTACAAAAAAGAAGTAGATGAAATTGTAGAGAACAAACTGAATTATGATTGGGAGTCTCTTAGAACATCTATCTTGGAACACGGTCTCCGACACAGCACACTGTCCGCACAAATGCCTTCAGAGAGCAGTTCCGTTGTGTCAAATGCCACAAACGGAATCGAACCACCTCGCGACTACCTGTCCATTAAGAAGTCAAAGAAAGGGCCTCTTAAACAGATTGTTCCACAGTATTCTTCGTTGAAGAATAACTATACTCTTCTGTGGGAGATGCCAAATAACGAGGGATACATTAACATTGTTTCTGTAATCCAGAAGTTCTTTGATCAAGCTATCTCTGGTAACTGGAGTTACAATCCAGAAAATTATCCAGATAATGAGGTTCCTGTGTCCGTGATGGCAAAAGATTTTTTAACTACATATAAGTACGGTTGGAAGACTTCTTATTACCAGAACACACATGACCTTAAGACGGATGAAGTTTCTGATGTAAAAGAACATTTGAATAAACTGCTAGAAGAAATTACAAACGCTGACGAGGAGGAATGCGAATCGTGCAAGATTTAACCAAGGATGTAAATGGAATGACAGTATTCAATACAAAACAAGTTGATACTAAGAAACAGCCAATGTTCTTTGGTCAACCATTGGGAGTTCAAAGGTATGATGGTTCCAAATATCCTGTATTTGAGAAACTGACTCAACAACAACTTGGTTACTTCTGGAGACCTGAAGAGGTCTCCCTTCAAAAAGATCGCGGTGACTATCAACATCTTCGTCCAGAACAGAAACACATTTTTACTTCCAACCTGAAGTATCAGATCATGTTGGATTCTGTTCAAGGTCGCGGGCCTGGAATGGCCTTCACCCCATACTGTTCTCTCCCCGAACTGGAGGCTTGCATGAAGGTATGGGAGTTCATGGAAATGATTCACTCTCGTTCATACACTTACATCATCAAGAATGTGTATCCAGACCCATCAGAGGTATTTGACACAATCATTGACGATGAAAAAATTGTGGAACGCGCTACTAGCGTGACCAATGCATATAATGAATTTATTCATTCTGCACAAGAATACGGGAACTCAAACTGTTGGCAGTTCGCACTGGATCAAGTTCCCTCCGCACAACTAGAAAGGTATGAACTCAAAAGAAAACTTTACCGAGCAGTTGCGAACGTCAACATCCTGGAAGGAATTAGGTTCTATGTCTCCTTCGCGTGCTCGTTTGCTTTTGGAGAACTTAAGCTTATGGAAGGATCGGCAAAGATCATCAGCCTTATCGCCAGGGACGAGAATCAACACTTAGTCATCACGCAAAACATCCTGAACAAGTGGCGTCAGGGTGATGACCCTGAGATGTTGGAAATTGCCAAAGAGGAAGAGGAGAACATCACCAAGATGTTCCAGAAAACTGTAGAAGAAGAGAAACGTTGGGCTGAGTATTTGTTCAAAGATGGATCTATGATCGGTCTGAATGACAAACTACTCAGTCAGTACGTTGAGTGGATTGCAAATCGTCGTATGAAGTCGATTGGTCTCAAACCAATCTATGATATTCCTGCAAAGAACAATCCTCTTCCTTGGACGGAACACTGGATCTCCTCCAAGGGTTTACAAGTTGCTCCCCAAGAAACTGAGGTAGAAAGTTATGTCGTCGGTGGAATCAAACAAGATGTCGAAAAAGACACATTTGCTGGATTTAAACTCTGATATTATGCCAAGAAATGTGGTGAAGAAAGACGAACTGGAATGTAGAGTTCTTAAATTAAAGAACGAACTCTACAACGGTTCTTGGTCTAGTCGTGGACAGGATTGGCATGACGGTGCTCATACGATGTTGAATCGTGTGTTGGAGATGTTATCAGAATACAGATTCTAAATACTGACAAGGGGAAAAAAATTAGTATGCTTTCTACAGAGTATCGTCTTCGACTAGAAGGCATTTGCAATCAGATTGCTGCATCTGAACCAGTTGATCTGAACGATATGATTTGGGCAAACAAACTTGCGAAAGCAAATAGGTCTGCTGGGGAAATGTTACGAAAGGCTAGAAGAATCTCTCAGAACCCCGATGTTCAGGAGGGCAGTCTAGATGATTTTATGAACAAGATGGATCTGGGTGATCCCGATCCATCGAATCACAAAACTGGTTTCAGTGGTGCAGATGAAATTGTAGAATGGTTCAAACAAGACAAACCCGATGATTGGAGGCAACGCGACTGATGCAAGCAGTAATTTACAGCAACGGCAATCAAGAATGCGAACGTGCTAAAACTCTGCTAGAAAAACTAAACTTTCAAATTCAAGTATACAGACTAAACCAACATTTCTCAGAAAAAGGATTTCGTATGGAGTTTGGTTCTGATGCAGAATACCCTCAAATTAATGTCGGATTCCGACATATTGGTGGGTTAAAGGATACACTTCAATACATGAACGATAAGGGAATGTTTTTATGAACCCAGTAATCCTGATTGCTTGTTTCTCACCGTTAGTGGCGATTTGGATTGTGATGAAGATAGCAGTTTGGTTTTCCGCAGTTAATGACGAAAGAAACTATGTCAGAGCCGAATCCAAAAAACCACACGGACCTTATCTGGCAGACGCATATGCAGACGTTGATGAGGAGGAAGAGGAGTATGGAAGTCGCACAGATTATAGATGATGCTCTCTATGAGTATTATGTTGTGGAACGTGGAGAGAAGGTTCCCAACTGGAGGTATATAAAAGATGAAGATTGGTGGATAGAATATCTTAAAAGTTTAGGAATGGACCCAAGAAATCCATGACTTGCCTAAATAAGGCATGAAGGTTTATACTAGACCTGTCGTTCATCCCATGTTAGATCTACTTCTATACGCTACACTCAATTGTGAAGATTCTGATGCCATTATGCTCAGAATTGCTAAACATGAATCTTTATCTCCTAGAGTAAAGATTGAATTGGTTGAGACCGTAAGGGAAGCAACCGAACCTGAGTGTCACTGGGACGCAAACAACTGAAGGAACGACTGAAGGAAACACTTTTAAATAAATAAAAGTGTTTCCTTCGAAGGAAACACTTTTAAATAAATAAAAGTGTACGTTCATCCCATCAGATAATGAGGCAGTGCTTTAAAGTATCTGCAAGAGATGAAATCTGAATGGGACGCAAGTAGAGCATAAGGGAACGGTACGTTCGGAAAGGAAATCATCTCAACCTTTCTGCGTTCTATGCTCCAAGGAACGGGAACTCGGATCACCCTACGGGGTTAAAGGAGAAAAAGCCACCCATTCTTTTAGGAGTCAATCATGAACACCTTACAACTCATCAAGAAGCAGATCAACAAAGCATCTGCTCTTCACGATGCACAGATCACTCACACCGTATATCGCGGTGTTCAGTGTGAAGTTCACAAGCCAGTAGGAGAGTCTCACGGCACCTTCTGCTATCGTGGTCGTACTTACGTAAAGTGATATGGGA